TTTACCTGCAACTACAAAAACAAAATCATTGAGCCCCTCCACAGTAGATGTGCTGTTATTGAATTTGGAATCAAAGGAAAACAAAAGCAAGAAATCGCAACATGCTTTTTCAAGCGTCTTAACACAATTCTGGAACAAGAAAGGATAGAAACTGATAAGAAAGTTTTAGCACAACTTATTAATAAACACTTCCCTGATTGGAGAAGGGTATTAAATGAATGTCAAAGATATGCTGTTGGAGGTAAGATAGATAGTGGTATTCTAGCAACCTTTAGTGATGTCGCGGTTAATGACTTACTTCAAAACCTTAAAAAGAAAAACTTTACTGAAGTACGTAAGTGGGTCGTTGATAATCTGGACAATGATACTAGTGTATTATTACGTCGTATTTACGACACTCTTTATCAATCCTTGGTTCCTGCTAGTATACCTGCTGCTGTTCTTATTATTGCTAAGTATCAATACCAAATTGCGTTCGTAGCAGATCAAGAAATAAATCTTCTTGCATGTTTGACTGAGGTTATGGTGGAGTGTGAATTCAAATGAATACTAAAGATAAAATAGCACAAGCTAGAGAAAGAATTAAAGAGTTGGAAGTGATGATTGATGCATGGGAATCAACATTACCTAAGAAGAAATTTGGTGATAAGAATGATCATGTAGAACCTACAATTACCACACCAGCAGGTGAGATTAGTGAAACTCTAATGAGTGGTGCATTGGCTGATCATTACATGAAAGAACATAGGGAGTATTGATTATGAAGAAAGGACTAAAGACTCCTCTAAGGTATCCAGGTGGCAAGTCAAGGGCTTGTGGTAAGATGGCACAATACTTTCCTAACCTCAAAGATTATACTGAGTATAGGGAACCATTCTTAGGTGGTGGTAGTGTTGCTATCTACATTAGTCAGATGCATCCACATCTTAAGATTACAGTCAATGATTTATATGAACCATTGATGAACTTCTGGTCTAATCTTCAGATGTTTGGTGGCGAGTTGTATACAGAATTAAAGAATCTTAAGATTACTAATTGCAATCAGGACTCTGCTAGATGTTTATTTGCAGAGATGAAGGATGTAGTAAATGATAAAACTAAGACTGATCTTGAAAGAGCAGTTGCTTTCTATGTTGTAAATAAGTGTAGTTTCTCTGGTCTTACAGAGTCATCTTCTTTCTCAGCACAAGCAAGTGATTCTAACTTCTCTATGAGGGGTATAGAAAAGTTACCTGAATACTCAGAAATAATTTCTCATTGGCATATTAATCAGTACTCCTATGAGTATTGTTTTAGAGAAGATGTGCATGATGGATTGTTTATGTATCTAGATCCTCCTTATGATATTAAGGATAATCTATATGGTAATAAAGGATCAATGCATAAGAAATTTGATCATGATAAATTTGCTGCTGATTGTTCTGACAGTTCAATACCTCAACTGGTTAGTTATAATTCTGACCAACTAGTTAAGGATAGATTTAAAGATTGGAATGCTACTGAGTTTGATTTGACTTATACTATGCGTTCTGTTGGTGATTACATGAGAGAACAAAAAGAAAGAAAGGAACTCTTGCTACTTAACTATGGAACTTAAAGATTGGTTGAATTCTATAAACTTTAATAAGGAAGATTTGTCCTATGATATAAAGACATATCCTCCTTATGTTATCAATAGATGTCTGTCAGGTTTTATTGATACTATAATGTATGCTAATGAAATGAATAGGTATCATAACCTAGATAAGGACATGCAATATTCATTTTATCTAAATAGTGTGAGGAAAAGGAAAAGATTTTCTCCTTGGCTCAGAAAAGATAAAGTCAATGATTTAGAATGTGTTAAAGAATACTATGGTTATAGTAATGAGAAAGCATCTCAAGCACTGAAAATTCTAGATAAAACGCAACTGAACTTTATTAAACAACGACTTGAAACTGGCGGCACACAATGAATACACAAGAACCACAGGTGAACTGGTCGCCTGATATGATGGTTGAGGTTCTACTTAATGAACCTGATGACTTTCTCAAAGTACGTGAAACATTAACTAGGATAGGAGTAGCTTCTAGAAAAGAGAAGAAACTATATCAGAGTTGTCATATCTTACATAAGCAGGGTAGATATTATCTTGTACACTTTAAAGAATTATTTGCATTAGATGGCAAGAGAGCTAATCTAACAGTTAATGACGTTCAGAGAAGAAATCGTATTACTAAGTTACTCTCTGACTGGGGATTGATTGGTATAGTGAGTGAAGATTCTTGTTCTGATATTGCTCCATTGAATCAGATTAAGGTTCTTTCATATAAGGATAAGGGTGATTGGATACTAGAACAGAAGTATAATATAGGTAAAAAGAATAAGGTACAGGAAACCACACCTGAATAAAAAGACTTTCGTGTATAATTAGTAATGGATGCCTTAGGGGTCCACTATTAACTAAAGACGCTTACGGAGGTCTATTATGTTTGGTCCAAATTCAATTACGCTGTCAGTTCCTGAGACAGCCAAGTACTTAGATTCAATACACAGGAACACCATAGGATTAGAAGACTGGATTACTAGGCTTGATAATGCTTTTGAAACTTCAAAGGTTAATTATCCACCATACAATCTTGTAAAGGAGAGTGACACAAGGTTTAGGTTGGAATTAGCAGTAGCAGGATTCAGTAAAGAAGATGTAGAAGTAACTACTGAATATAATAAACTTACAGTAGAAGCAAAACAAGAAGACTCTGCAACTGATGAATATCTTCACAGGGGTCTAGCAGCTAGAGCATTTAATAGGTCATGGACTTTATCTGATGATGTTGAAATTGATGAAGTCACCTTTACAAATGGTTTACTTACTGTTAGATTAAATAAGATAGTACCAGATCATCAGAAGAGAAAGGTGTATGAAATCACAGGGAGTTAAGAAACTCACTAAGGAGGAGATAGGTTACAAGACTACTGATAAAATCCGTCAGATGTGGTTACTAAATCCTCATGACCATCATTTCTTGTATGTGAGAGATGATGGTTCTTTTTATGGGTTCACTCATATGAAGGGTGAAGATCCAGAGGAATGGTTCTGGGAACCAGATGGTATACAAACTGAGTTGTTCCCACCAGAACCACCTAAGTCTCATAAATTCACACAAGAACAACTTGATCGTGCTCCACACCATAATATCTTAGAGAAATACTATGGTAAGGATTGGAAACCTGTACCACAGGAAGGGTTGGAGGATCACTTCTAATGTTTGTTGTCCCTGAATATACATGCAAGCATCCTATATTTCCTCATCACAATACTGTTGATCTAATGTATGATGCTATAGATAAACATGAGTGTGAACAAAAGGATTGGTATGCTTACCTTGACTTTATATCTAACAATCAATATGATTTTGGTGGAGGTTGACTGTTTAACTTTTTATTGCTAAAATACTAAGGAGGTATTAAAAAACTATGGCTATAAAACTTGCTGTTTTAAAATCAGGCGAAGATGTAATCGCTGATATAAGAGAAATGATGGTAGGGGATGAAGATACCCCTGATGATAAAAAGAAGGTTGTTGGATATTATTTCATCAAACCTTGTGGTGTAACCTTAAAGAACAAGGCTATTGATGTTAATGAAAGTGCTGATGATTCATTTGAACTCAAATTATTTCCTTGGTGTCCTTTAGCTAAGAATGATGCTATTCCCATGAGCACTGAGTGGGTAGTTACTTTAGTAGATCCAGTGGACAAACTAAGGGAAATGTATGAGAATGAAGTACTAAGTAAATTTAAAGAAGTATTAAAAACAAAACAAGAAGAGGAAGAAGCAAATGCAAGTAAAAGTTCTGATACTGACAAACCACAGCAAATTAGTATCTCAGATAGATGAAGTTGCTCCTATGGACATAGGAGATCCAAACTGTAAACTAATTGAACCATTTGTATTAAATGAGGATGGTAGTTTATCACCTTGGTTAATAGATGTTACAAATGATAATGAATTTATGATTTGTTCTGATAAG